GGTTTGAGCGAGGTGTGGTTCAGTTCTGTCCTGTTCCCCTCACTCAGGGTCAGTACGATGCTCTTATCTCTTTTAGCTTTAATGTTGGTTTGGGAACACTACAAAGATCAACCCTCCGTCAGAAGGTTCTTAGGGGCGATATGGAAGGGGCGGCAGAAGAACTCTTGAAGTATTGCAAGGCTGGTGGAAAAATACTCAAAGGGTTAGAGAATCGTCGCAAAGATGAGCGTGCGCTTTTTCTGTCATAGGGTTGCCGCCATCATCAGGTAATGGGACAATAGGGTATATATAAAGGGCAACTATGGCAACGACACCATCATGGGTGATGACCTACGACTCACTGACAAGCACGGTGCTTCAGTACCTTGAGCGTCAGGACGCCGCAGTGGTTGACGCTATCCCCACATTTATCACCTTGTGCGAGTTTGAAATCGCGCAAGAAATTAAAACACTAGGCCAACTGACGGTGGCTAACTCAACCGTCACCATCAACCAGCCAGTGCTAGCTAAGCCTGCACGCTGGCGCAAAACGGTGTCTATGAGTATCAACAACGGTACGGCTATGGTGCCTGTCTTCTTGCGCAAGTTTGAGTACCTAAAGAACTATTGGCCAACTGTCACCGACACAGGCTTGCCCAAGTATTACGCAGACACCGATTATGAGCATTGGTACCTAGCCCCTACGCCAGACCAAGCATACACATTTGAGGTGCTGTACTACGAGCGTATAGCGCCTTTAAGCTCAACAAACCAGACTAACTTTCTAACCCAGTACGCTCCGAATGCGATGCTGTACGGAACACTGTTGCAGGCAATGCCGTTCTTGAAGAACGATGCGCGTGCAATTTTCCAGCAAAAATACACCGAAGCCATTACCGCGTTGAAGACGGAAGACGTCGCTCGTGTTGGTGATCGTTCAGCCATAGCCGTGGACTCTTAACATGACAACATACCTAAATCCCTACACAGGCCAGACGATCAACCCATCTCAGGTGGGATATGAATCTATTACTCTGACCGCAGACACCGAATTAGAGTGGCCAATTAACGGCAACACTTCAGACGTTGTTGCCAACATTATTGAGGTTTCAGCTTCAACCACAAGTTTAAAGTTGATCATGCCACCTGCAACTCAAGTATCAGAAGGCCAGAGTGCTTTGATCCGAAACGTAGGTGCTAATACTTTTACGGTAGTAACAAACACTACTTTGGCAACAATTGTTTCTGTTGCTTCTGGTATTGCTCAATACGTTTATATAACTAACAACACTACGGTTGCAGGCACTTGGGCGTCAGTAACATTTGGCGCTGGAACATCTTCTGCAAATGCCGCCACTCTAGCTGGTTACGGATTACTTGCAACTAACACAACGTTAAATCAGTCTTATCCACTAACTAGCATTTATTCCAACTATGCAATATTGGATGCAGATAGAGCATCTTTCCTTATTTGGGAAAGTGGTGCAGGGAGCATGACACTGCCCTCTGCGGCAACCGTAGGAAACAATTGGTTTGTAATGATCCGTAACAACGGAACAGGAATATTGACTGTTACCCCAGCTGGAGCAAACACAATTGATGGAAATGCATCAGCACAGCTTCAGTTAGCAGAATCATTTGTCCTTGTATCTAACGGATCAACAGGATACAACTCATATGGTTATGGCCAATCTGCAACTTTTGTTTATACACAGCTAAGCAAAGTCGTAACTGGTGGAACCGTCACTTTAACTGTTGTTGAGGCAACAAACACCATCCAAGCGTATACAGGCGTTTTGACGTCAAACTGTACTGTGATACTTCCACCTACGGTTCAACTGTATTCTTTGCAAAACAAGACCACAGGATCATTCACGTTAACTTTCTCAACTGGTTCTGTAGGAGCGTCCACTGTTACTTTGCCGCAGAACCAAACGTTTATTGCCATATGTGATGGAACAAATGTTTACAACGCACAAACTGCTACTTCAAGCGGAACAACAATTACGTTGCAAGCTGGATCTGTAACTACCCCATCGCTTAACTTCCTTTCAAACTTGACAACAGGTTTGTATTTACCAGCGTCTAACCAAATTGGATTTGCAGTAAACGGATCAATTGGAATGATCTTGTCTTCTACGGGGTTAGCAGTAACTAACGGTATTTCTGGGGGAACTTTCTAGTGACCGCAAAAGTTGTAGCTCTCCAAATTAAGCCGGGCATCCAGCGCGACGGCACTATTTTTAACGCTCCTTCATACATGGATGGACAATGGGTACGTTTCCAAAACGGCCTACCCCGAAAGATGGCTGGTTACCGAGGCATTTTCTTAAACGCGTCTGGTATTTCCCGTGGCATGACCATGAGTGCTACCGACGGTTTGAACTATGTTATCTCTGGCACAAACAACAACCTTCAGCAGTGGTCAACTGACAACGATGACGGTGTAGGGTCTGGCCCCACTACCTTTACGATAGCTGGTGGCGTTTTTACAATCACAATTACCAATACTGGCTCTGCTTATGTCAACGGTACATACACAGCAGTTGCTTTAACTGGTGGAACTGGGACTGGCGCATTAGCAACAATTGTTATTGCAAGTACATCAGTCTCTAGCGTAACCATCACAACGGCTGGTTCTGGGTATTTAACTGGCGATGTTTTAAGTGCTTCTGCGGCATCTTTGGGTGGAACTGGTTCTGGTTTCTCAATGACCGTCACGGCAAACACAAGCTTTGCAATTAGTAACGATAATTTGTGGCAGTTTGATATTGGATTTGACTCAACAGGGGGTGGGGTAAATAACCTCATAGCGCACCCGGGGCAAAACCTTACCAACATTGACAGCATTATTGACACCCGCCCCCTGTATGGGACATTTCCCAACACAACTTTGGCGCCTGTAGGCGTCTTTACTGGCACCGCTATCACCACCAGCGGTTCATCAACAATTACATTTCCAACTACTAATGTAGCCATGGGTGCTGGCGTAAGCGTGTCTGGGCTTGGCATTCCATCAGGAACTACTGTGGTGTCTGCCTCTACTGTTTCAACCGTTTGGACAGTGATTTTGAGCGCCAACGCAACGGCGTCCACACCAGCCGCCGCGTTAGCCGCTGTAGCAGTTACTGGAATTGCTGGCCAATTCTCATGCACAGCTACTACAAATATTGCAATTGGACAAACGGTTGTTGTTGCAGGAACCCTTACAGGTACAGCTACAGGTATTGCGGCTGGTACCTACTTTGTAATTGTCACCAACACAACTAGCACGTTTACCTTGTCTGCAACTTCTGGTGGTGCGGCTATTGTGACCACCGCAGGCACAACCACTGGATTGACATTTAACGTCTTTTCCACAATAACTTTTGATGCCAACGTATCAGTGTCTGGTGGCGTGGTGATGCTTCACCCTTACTTGTTTGTGTACGGAAACTATGGATTAATTAAAAACTGTTCAGCAGGCAACTTTGATGATTGGGTTTCTGCGGACTCTAACGAGACGTCTGTATCAACAGGTAAAGTGGTCAAAGGTCTACCCCTGCGTGGTGGTACTACGTCGCCTGCTGGCCTGTTCTGGACGCTAGATTCCGTGGTACGGGTCACTTACTCACCATCCACTGTTAGTGGTGTTGATTTCTTTTGGAGATATGACCTTATCACCAGTCAAAGCTCAATCATGTCATCGTCATGCGTCATTGAGTACGACGGCATTTTTTATTGGGCTGGTGTAGATCGTTTCTTGATGTACAACGGTGTAGTTCAGGAAGTTGCAAACACCCAAAACATGAATTGGTTCTTTGACAATTTGAATTACAACCAACGCCAAAAGGTGTGGTGTACAAAAGTTCCGCGTTGGGGTGAGATATGGTGGTTCTATCCACGCGGGGATGCAACAGAATGCAATGATGCAATTGTTTACAACGTGCGTGAAAAAGTTTGGTACGACGCTGGCATGGCGCCCGGTGCTTATCGCTCCGCAGGCACTTTCTCTGAAGTTTTTCGTTTACCCATCTGGGCTGGTAACGAACAAAACAACGTAGGCACCTATACCCTGTGGCAACACGAGACAGGCACTAACCAAATTTACTTGAACTTTG